GATATGCATTTGCTCTTATAGTTTTAATCAATTCATAAATTGTATTTGATTCTTGTCTATTAGTTGGCATCAATTTCCAAGTAAGAGATAATTGTCTAAGAGCTGGAGACTTAAATAGCATTTCTGTTCTTGGGTTTCTAGCAACACCAGATCTTAATCTTACCTGTTGGCCAGCACCAGTTCTTTGGGCCAGTTCGCCAGCGCTGGCAGCAATAAACCCAGCTCCCATATTTTTCAATCCTTCCCCATATCCACCACCTTGCTGATTAGCCTGAGCGGCCGCTTCTGCTGCTCCAAAAAGTGCGCCAGCAAATAAACCTAGATCTTGATTATCGTATTGCAATCCATCTGAATATTGAATTGATGATGGTGCATACAAATATATTTGAGCTATACTATCTTCAATACTACCAGCAATTTCTCTATTAGCTATTTTTTCACCGAGTTCAGTAAGAGTACCATCTTCATTTTGAATTAGTTTTTTGTAACTCATTGCTGTGTCTGGATTAGCCCCAGATTGAACTACAGCTCCTAACACATTATATCTTTCTAATATAGATATACGTGTAATTACCGGATGTTTTTGTTTCAAATCACCCGGATAAATAAATTTTTGCGCTGCTGGTTTAGAATCTTTTTTTCCAATTCCTGGTTCTGGCATAGTGCTACACTCAACTGTTAAAATTATCTGCTGTTATTTATATGACTTACAAAGGCCGTTACAAGGTAAAGAACATCGCAAAATACAAAGGTAACCATAAAGAAGTGGTCTATAGATCGTCATGGGAGCGTGCAGTTTTTCGATTCCTTGATAATAATGATGGCGTAAAAGAGTGGAGCTCAGAAGAATATGTTATACCATATCGTTGTGCTACCGATAAACGCATTCATCGTTATTTCGTAGATATTTATTTCAAAGACTCAGCAGGGCAGCAATGGTTAGTAGAAATCAAACCTAAGAAACAGACTGTCCCTCCAGCTACACCAAAACGAAAAACTAAAAGGTATCTCAATGAGGTGATGACTTATATTAAAAACGAGTCTAAATGGAAAGCAGCAAATGCTTGGTGCGAAAATAGAGGATATAAATTTGCAATATGGCATGAAGATACTTTGAAGCAACTTGGCATTAAAATCCTCAAAGGATAGAGTATAAATAACAGTATGGCTGAAAGTTTTTTTGACAAATTACAAATACAAGCTTACAGAGCTGGACTCCAGCCACGGACAAAAGAGTCTCAAGACTGGTTCCGTGATAAGCTTAAAAATATGAGGAACATCAATAGGCAAAGACTATTGAAAGATCCTACGGTTACTCGTACTCAAAGACCGCGTATGGGTGACATGTATATGTTTTTCTATGACCCAAAGCATAAAGACACTCTTCCATACTATGATACGTTTCCCCTTATCATCATGGTTGAAAGAGCACCAGGCGGATTTTACGGTTTGAATTTGCATTATCTTCCACCTGTTCTTCGTGCAAAGTTATTTGATGCATTGTCTCTTACTAACGATAAGTATGATGAGTCGACTCGTTTTAAAGCAAGATATAGAATGCTTAAAAGCGTAAGAAAGCTTCGTTATTTCAAGCCATGTTTTAAGCATTATCTAACAGAACATATTGAATCGAGAATAGCAAAGGTTGAACCTACAGAGTGGGAAGTTGCGATGTTTATGCAAACGCAAAGATTTAAGAAATCAACAGCCTCGAACATTTATCGTGATTCTAGACAGAAATTGAGGGCATAATATGGTATTACCAGCTAGTATTGATACATTAAGAAGTACACTTGGTAAACGACAAGGCGTTGCAAGACCAAATAGATTCTCAATCTATATGCCTTTGCCTTTGATTTCTATCAATCCTGGTTCAATTTTAACTAATATTGCATCTGGTGGCGGATTTAATCCTATGTCACTTTTGAACGATCCAAGAGATATATCTCTTTTGTGCGAAAGTTGTACACTACCAGGACGACAAATTGCAACCACAGAACACATGACAAGATTAAAAGCAATTAAGAAACCGTATGGTTATATCAATGATGATGTAACCTTTTCGTTTTTGCTTACTAACGATTATTATATAAAACAAGTCTTTGATGATTGGACTAATAAAGTTATTGATTTCGACGGAGGCACTGTAAACTATAAAGATGAATGTGTTTCTGACGTAACAATTCAACAACTAGGACCAGACAATATTCCAATTTATACCTGTACGTTAAGGAATGCGTTTCCGGTTACTGTTTCTTCTGTTGAATTATCGAATACTTCTGAAAACGCTATAGCAAGAATAAGTGTTACTATGGCGTATGATGAGTGGGGCGACGGTGCTAGTTTGGCTGGAACCATACTTGGTATTGTTGCAAATAAATTATTATCTTAATGAGGAGTGAATGATGGCGCTGCCACAACTTAATACTGTAAAATACGATATGGTGATTCCTTCAACGGGTCAACAAATTAAATATCGACCTTTTGTTGTAAAAGAAGAAAAGGTACTATTAACAAGTTTAGAGTCTGGTGATTCTAAACAAATTACAAACGCAATGAGAGATCTTGTGCAAGTATGTACGTTTGAATCAGTAGACGTAAAAAATCTTGCAATGTTTGATCTTGAATATATTTTTCTAAAATTGAGAGCAAAATCAGTTGGTGAATCTGCTGATATTACTCTTCAATGTACAGCTGAAGATTGTGAGCATATGACACCAGTCAATATCAATCTTGATCAAGTAGAGCTCCAAGGAAATCCACAAGGAAAAACTACTATTGAGCTTACTGATGAAGTTGGTGTTACTTTGATTTATCCTACAGTCGAAAAAACAGAAAGAATTTTGGCTGGTGCACAACTTAATGGTACTATGGACGTTGCTGTCGGCATGATTGCAGCTGCGATTGAATCGATTTATGATAAAGAAAATGTTTATCCAGCAATCGATTCAACACCACAAGAATTAGTAGACTTTATTGATTCATTGAATAAACAACAATTTGACAAAATTCAAACATTTTTTGAGAATTTTCCGAAACTAAAACAAGAGGTAGATTTTACTTGTGAAAAATGTAATAAACAAAACCATATTGTCCTGGAGGGCCTAAACGATTTTTTCGTATAGCTCTTTCTCATAACACATTGGAATCAATGTTTAGGACCAACTTCGCTATGATGCAACATCATAATTATTCTTTGGCTGAGATTGAGAACATGGTCCCGTGGGAAAGAGATATTTACGTGGCTCTGTTAATGCAATATGTTGAAGAACAAAATGATCACTTACAAAGACAACAAAACGTGCGGAGAAGGTAATGGGAGAAGATATTAAAGAAGCAGGTTTCCATCCAGCAGACACTAATGGCGATGGAATGGTAACAAGCGATGAGCAAAAAATGTATCTTGAGTTCAAACGTAAAGAACTTGAAGATGCAGACGCGAGAAGAGATGCAATGAGATATATGACATGGTTCGCTTTGTTGGGTATATTCAACTATCCAGGGGCGATTTTGATTACAGCAATGCTAGGTTATGATACAGCGGCGAATATTATCGGAGATATTGCTCCAACTTACTTCGTTGCCACTTCAGCAATTGTTGCCGCATACTTTGGTGCTAACGCATACACAGATAAGAAAAAATAAGAGATAAAAAATGGCAGAGCTTCAAGATCTCATAAATCAACTTAAAGAAAGTAGTGGCGAACAAAAATCGCAATTACACGAAGTTGAGCGTCATACTCGAAATTCAAGACGTCATTTGCTTGAAATGAAAAAAGAGATTTTTAGGCTCTCTGAAAATATTGCTATAATGTCGGCAATTGAACCTCCAGAACTTCCAGAACCTGAAACTGAAGGCGAAAAAACAGAACAACGCCGTGAAGATCGTAAGTTTGAAGAAAAACAATTAGCAGTTCTTACTAAAATAGCAGATGGTATTACAGGGCTAAGTAAAGGTGGTGGCTCTGGCAGTGGTGGTGGAGGATTCCTAAAAGGTCTAAAAGGTTTAGGCCTTGGTGGAGCACTAGCTGGCGCTGGTATTGGATTAGGAGCTGCTGGAGCAGGCATTGGTGCATTCTTTATGGGTCTTGCTGGTGCTGAAGCTATTATGGCTAAATTTGGTAGTGGCGATAATCTTAAAAAACTTTTAATAAATTTAGGCGAAGGCCTTGATAGTCTATCAGACAGAAGTTTAACTGCTCTTGCTGTAGCATTGGGCGCAGGTGCCGCAATTGGTGCTATTCCTGGATTATCAGGTGCCGGTGCTGGTATGGGCATTGCTTGGATTGGTGTTGGTATTGGAGCTTTCTTTGCTGGTCTTGCTTTAGCAGATAAAGGTATGTCATATCTTAAGACAGATATGGGTGCTTTAAAACGAGCTGCTAAAGGTCTGAATGATACTATTGGAGTACTAGATGAAAAATCATTTAAGGTGGTTGCAACTTTAATTGGTGTTGGTGCAGCCGGTGGCGCGCTCTTTGGTCCAACTAAAATGGCCGGAGTTGCGGCTGGTATTGGCCTTGTAGGTCTTGGAATTGGATCATTCTTTGCTGGCCTATCAGTTGCTGACGCTGCTGCAAATTGGATGTCAGTTGATGGATCAAAATTAGCAACTCAAGCAAAATATCTAGCCGAAGGTATCACTGCACTTGCGGCTGATCCAAAAGTATTTAATACCATTGGTGGTCTTATAGGTGGTGGCGCAGCGGCAGCTGCACTTTTTGGGCCAAGTACCGTAGCTAAAGGAGCAGTTGGAATGACTGCTATTGGTATGGGTATTGGTGGTTTCTTTGCTGGTTTGGCTCTTGGAGATAAAGCTGCTTCATGGCTTGGCGTTGATGGCTCAACAATGAAGAAACAAATGCAAAACTTAGCCGAAGGTCTTGGATCATTTAGTAATGGAAGTTTAATTGGTCTTGGAGCATTGTTAGGAGCTGGTGCTCTCTTTGGAGCAGTTGGTGGTCCTATGGTTGCTGGTATGGCTGCAGTTGGTATGACTATGATTGGTGCCGGCCTTGCAGGATTCCTAATGGCATTTGACGGATTATCTGCAATCGGCGGATTTATTGGATTAGATGGTAGTAACGGCAAAATACTACTAAAAAATATTGCTGAAGGCTTAGTACCTATTTCAAAACTTGATGGAGCAAATTTGAAAAACGCAGTAGCTGCAATTGCTTTAGCAGGACCTGCGATGGTATCATTCCTAGGCTCAGAAGGTTTAGCAAAACTTGGTACAGCAATATCCGAAGGATTTAAGAAAGCTTGGCGTTGGATTACTGGAGCCGATGAACCAGATCCGAGCAAGAAAGTAAGTAGATTTCAGGCAATTGTGGACGAGTTAGAGCCACTTAAAAATTTAGATCCAAATATACTTAGTAGTTTTGGCAAAGTTCTAGGTGATCTTGAAAAACTTTCTAATCTTGGTAACTTTGCTAATGGTGGCAGAGATATTAAGCAATTTGCAAACAATCTAAAATCTGCTATGCCAGAAATTGAAACAGCACTCTATGGCTCAGAAGCTACTGGCATAAATGGATATAGAGGCTATAAAATTCGTGGATTAGCAAATGGTGGTGATGAATTAGCTATGGCAGTTGATAATCTTAATCAACTCAATATGGCTAGTCAAACTATTCCAGATCCTTCAGTTATCGTTAATAATATAGACCAATCTTCTGGAACTCAAAATAAAATACTACCAACATCAGGACATAATGCTAGATCCCAAAATGGAGCTCCATCAGGGTTTGGTAATAGTTGGATGGATGAAAGCAGTGCACAGTAACTTAAAGTTACGGTGGCTGAGAATAAAAAAAGGGAGGGCCGAAACCCTCCCTTTTCCTTAGGCCTGTTGGGCCAATTTAGCGAAGTAGCTCATGGTGTCGTCTTCTTCACCATTGTTATCTGAGCTAGCTCGCTCCTGAATCGATGGTTGATCCCGCTCTGGAAAGGAAGGAATTGGAGCAGTTTCATCCAAGGATACAGATTCTGCGGTACTCATTGGAGTACCATCCTCACCGAGAACTCTTGCAAGCTTTGCTTTAAGCTCGGCATAGGACTTGTAGTTTTTAGGATCGAGGAATTCCTGCAAACTATAGAGGGTATTATAAACACCTTCTAGTTTAGTATCATCACCATCATGCAGTGCAGCTGGTGACGCAAACTCCGATTTATCATAATTGCGATAACCTTCAACTTGACGAATCTTGAGTTTGAAGTCCGCACCCTCCCAGAAGTCAAATGGATTTACTGGGTTCTCATCTTGAAACTGAGGCTGCATCAAATCCATAATCTTATCAAAGATCTTCTTACCAAACTTATAAAGGAATACCTTACCTTCATTTGCTGGATTAGACGGATCAGAAACCACCATAACGTTAGTGACATAATGAAGACGACGCTTACGATCTCTCGCAATAGCCTTATCTTCGTCACGGCCAGAGTTCCATAACACAGAGTTCATTTCACCTACCGGATCAGGCTGACCAATAGAGGTCAAGCTATTCTCGATATACCAAAGTCCAGTTGGACCTTTGAACCCATGATCCCAATAACGAACCCACGGCAGATCCTCGCCCGCGGGTGCTGGAAGAAAGCGGAGTACTGCATAACCATTACCGGCTTTATCAACCGTTGGTTTCCAGAACCGCTCGTCGGCATACGATTTCTTTTCTTGGTTTCCACCACCACCGATAGACTCAGCAGCTGAAACTAGATTGGCGATATCGTTTGCACGATTTTGTTTAAGAGCGCTAAATGACATATGTATATTCTCCTTGTATTTGCGTATTAGCTGAATTATCCACTTTATTCATTATATAAGTCCTTATATTATAACACATTTTTCTCACTTT